TTTTGATGTTACCGCCGATGGAAAACCTTTTGAAGCATTTCCAAATCAATTTGCTGTTATTCTTTTGGGATTCCTTTTAATTATATTTGGATTATTAAATGAAAGATATACCCTATTAAAACAAATGGGATCAATCATTTTAATGGTAATGGGAGTTTTAACTTTATTTCCAGGATATAATTTCATTAATCATACTACCTTATTTGGTTTAGCTCTAGGTTCTGTTTTAATTGGAATAGGATTTTGGTTCTTGATAGAAGATGCTTTTTCAAGAACTAAACAAGAAGAAAGATTTGAACAAGAGCAAGGGGGAGAAGAGGAGGAATTTGAATGATAATAAAAGGAGGTGATTTTAAGTGGGTTTTGAAGAATTCTATGATGTAAAAACATGGATAAAGTTTGCATTTTTAATGATTCCATTAACAATTTTTATATTTGCATTTGCTCCGACTTTAAAATGGAAGTTACTTTTAACTTTTGGAGGGTTAATAGGAGTTATTACAGCTTTAAGTGGTGCTTCATTGAGGAAGAGACAATGAAACAAATATCATTCACACGTGGTGCAGCATTAAGAAGAGTCTTCATAAATGGAAGGGTAATTTCTTTTTTAGCAGCAGAGTTAAACAATGTTCCTCTTAAAATAGATTTAGACAAACTTGAAGAACAGAAAGATAAGATTAAAAAAATGAAAATAGATAAAGAAACACTCGAGGAACTAGCAAAGTTAAGAACAGAAAAAGAAATTGCATTAGATATAACAAATGATTTTAAAAAATCAGGATGGAGGAAGATAAGAGGATGACTTTAGTAGAATTACTCACAGTAATATTAGTATTTGCAGGATTTGGTTTTTTAATTTGGAGTAGATTAGTTCAAAGAAATCATCCAATTGTTACTAAAGTTAAAGAATGGATGAGTAAACCAAAAGAAAAACCAGTAATAATAGATTCAAATAAATGGCAACAGCCAAACATAGAAAAGAAGATATATTAAAATGCCACAAGAACCACCACCCTTAACAGAAGAAGAATTAGAAGAATTGCAAGATATGCAAGAGGAAGCAGCAGAAGATTCAGATCAAGATCGTTTTGAAAATAATCAAGAGTGGCAAGAAAGATATGGAAGCCCTGAACCTGAAGAGAAACATAACCAACACACTTTTTTGAGTAATGCTGTTAAATCTCTAGATACAGTAAGAACAACTTATCTTGATGAATGGGAATTAGGAAAGCCTATGTTTAATGTAAGATTTTTACTTGACATGGAAGATATTTCTAAGTTTTATCTTGATGAAATGGCTGAAGAATTATCAGATACAAATAAAAAAGTTGTTAATAATGTTTCAAATTATTTTCGTCAAAAGATTTTAAATGTAACAGATTCAGGAATGAGTAAAGAGGGATTTACAATGAATCTAAATGTTACAAGAAAGATGGATTCAATTAGGAAAAAAGTGAGAGTTAGTAATATAGAGAATTTAAAAGGAGGTAAAAGAAAAAGATGAATAAAGAAGAAGAGATTAAAAAATTCTTAGAGGATCTTAATAAAAGTGATCAAGGGAAAAAGATGTTACAAGAGGTAAGTAATCCTGTCTCTGAAGTTCCAGTTATTTCTGAAGTAAAAGAGAAAAAAAAGAAGAAAATAGATCAAAGATGGTGGGAAAAGACTTTTAATAAGAAAAAATTCAAGAAACCTAGTAAAGTTGCAATAGTTTATCTTAGAAATAATGGAAATGCAGATTTAATGCAAGTTGAAACTAGAAATGGATTCTTTAATGTTAATGGAAAAATTTATCATGAAGATAGAGATTGTGTCTATACAATTTCTAAAGACAAAATTCCTTTATTAATTATTAGAGAATGGGATTTGATTCCTCTTGGAACAAAAAAATGGGATGATGAATCTATGAGAGAAAAGTTTGCTGAATTAGAACAACACGTTTTAAAGGGAATAAGAGCAGCAGAATTAGTAAGAACTGGAGGAGGATTAGACGGAAAATTCACAATTAAACAAATGATTTTGTGGGGATTAGTTATTTTGGTTGGCATAGTTATCCTTGTGAATTATGTATAATGAAGGTTAAAAAACAAATAAGAAAGGGCTTTTTAACAGCAAAGCTCACTTTCTTCGATTGGGGCTGGGCAGATAATGTAATTTATAGAGTAATAGGGAAAACTAATGAAAAAGACAAAGGATTATTGATGATTGATAAAATAAAACAGTTTTTCGGTATACGCAATAATGATATTGAAGATAGTGAAACAAAGAGAATCAAAGATGAAATTAAAAGAATTAACTGGACTAGGGACGAGAAAGGACAAATAATTTCTCCTTTTGATAAAAAGAAAAATGGCTAATGGGTGGAAAATAACATCAATAGTATTCATTATTTTGTTTGTATTAGAAACTTCAATATTAATTTGGTTAACTTTCCAAGCAATAGAAGATTTAAATGAAGAAGACATTTGTATGTATGATATTTGTGGTGGAAATAAAATAATTACTTATGATAGTTATACTTATGATGATCGTTCTAAAATCTGTAGTTGTTATATAAGTGGAGAAATAATTAAGGAAAAAAAGATTGAATAAAATTTATATACTCTTTTTACTAGTAAAATCTATGGTTAAGAAAAGTATGGTTAGGAAAGTATTTATTAATAAAAAAAATAATCAATTAAATGTGCCTCTTTCTAAAAAACAAATTAAAAAGATTGATCCTACAATTAAATTTGGTGAAGATCTTTTTGTTGAATTAGTCATTTTTAATAAGAAAAAAAAGTAAAATGGTAACAGTAGCCCAAGCTCGAGCAAGTATTCAGACACAAAGAGGTTTAGTAGCTAGTCAAAGACAACAAATACAACAAAGAACTCAACAACTAGCATTAACTGCAGCACAAGTAAGACAACAAACTAAACAAAGTATAGCACAAAGACAAACTGAAGCACAAAGATTAAGTGACATTAGAAAACGAGCTTTAGCAATTTTAAATCCTATAGAAAAGAGTTTAGATGAAGCATCCAGAGAAGTTAGTGCTATTGAATCACAAATAAGAGTACAACAAGAAGAACAAGCTGCTTTTAATAGAGCATTGAAAGCTTTTCAATCAGATGATCCTAGAGCTGTAATTGGTTTATCTGGAAAAGAACAAGAATTTTTTAAACAAATATCTGCAGGTAAAACAACTGCAGTTAGATTAGGAATAGAAAAACAAATTGGAGAATTACGAGAGAGAGGATTAGAACCTATTTTTATTGATGGGGAATTAAAAGGATTTCAAGATTTAATTACAAAGCAAAGTAGAACATTAGAAGGAGTAGAACCAATTGTTATTGGAAAAAAACTAGTGGGTTTTGAAGATATTGCTTTACAATTATCAAGGCAATTAAGAGAACCAATTCCTATTAGAGTCGCTCCTCCTGAAATTCCTCCAGGAGTTGTCAGGGTAGCAGAAACTAATATAGAACAATTAGTTAGAAATATAAGAGAAAGCCAACCCCAACTTAGATTTATTAAAAATGTAGACTTAAGAAATGCGTTACAAAAAGCTATTCCTCCAGGAGTTCCTACAGTACTTGGGTTAGGAAAATTCTCTGAAAGTAAATTTAAACAAGCATTATCAGATCCAAAAGGAGTTTTTAAGTTTACTCCAATACAAGCTGAAAGAATAGGAGATATAACTAAAGAAATTGTTGGAGGTTTTGTTTTAGGGGCAGGAATAGGAAAAGTAGTAACATTAATACGTGGTGCAGGGGCTAGATTATTGCCAAGAACATTAACTGGAAATCCAAAATTCCAAAAATCAATAAATGCCATAGGAGGATTAGGAGCAATAACATTAACAGGTGCTGCAGGACTTAGTGTTAAAAGAACATTTGACCAAGAAGGAATAGATGCAGCGATATTACAAACAATTGGTTTAATTTCATTCGGTGCAGGATTTTCAGTAACAGGATTAAAAGCTTTGCCTCGAGCAGAAGCAGAATTCAAACAAGTTACTGATTTATTAAAAAAAGCTATTCCTCCAGGAAGGAGAGGAGAAACAAGATTTGATGAACTAGGAAGATTCTTAAAAAAGAAAAAGGGAGGAAGATTTGGAGAGTTAGAACAATTAGATCCAGAAGATATAAGAAAAGGTAGAGAAGCTTTAGCTGCAATTGAAAGAAGAATAGCTTTAGCTAAAACCCCAAAGGAACAAGCAAAAATATTAGCAGAATTAAAGAAAAGATTAAGAACGCCACAAGAAAAAAGAAATTTTGAAAACTTTATTTTGGGTTTAGTTGAAAAAGAAATAATTAAACTCCCAAAAGTTGAGATAATTCCAAGAGTAGAAGCAAGAGTTATACCAGAAAGACCTATTACAGTTCTTGTTCCAAAAAGAAAAACTCCAGGAAGAATTAGAGAAGAAAGAAGAGTTGCTACTAATAAAGCAAGAAATCAAAGGAGAATCGCAAGATCAAAATTATCTTTAGGAGAAAAATTCAAGTTAGCTCAAGCAGGATTTGTAGAAGTAGGATTAACTTCTGCTCAAAGAGTTAAACAAAGACAGAAAGAAAGGCAAAAATTAGTACTAAAACAAAGAACAGAAACAAAAACAATTCAAAGAGGAAGGCAAAGGTTAATACTAAGGCAAAGATTAGCTTCAAGATTGGCTTTAAGACAACTCTTAAGGAATTCATTAAAGACTGGTTTAAAACTAAGACCAAGATTAAAAAGATTTGGAGTTCTTCCACCGCCAATACCTTTTCCTAAAAAGAGAGTGAAGAAAAAAGTATTTAAGAAAATCCCATTTGAGATTTCAGGAAAAAGTTTTAATGTTTTAGTTAGAAGACAAGGAAAATTCAAAAAAATAGCCAGCAACCTTCCAGAAAATAGAGCTAAAAGAAGATTATTGAAAGTTTTAGATACAACTTTAGCAGCTAGTGGAAGAATAATTCCATCAAATAAAAAACCAATTAAAAAAGATATTAAAAAAATCAATATTCCTGCAGCTACTTTTAGAAGACCTGTTCCTAAATCTCCATTGAGAAAAAAGAATACATTTACAATTATTGAAAGAAGAAGTAAAAGATTAAATACAAGAACAGAAGTTAAAGCAATTCAACGAGCAAAGAAATTAAAGAAAATTCCGATGAATTTAAAAGTAAAATGAATAAAAAAGGACAAAAATCAACCATAGGATTTGCATTACTAACTGTATTTCTTATACTTACTTTAGCTTTAGTCGCAACTATTGATCCTTTTAAAGAAACGTTTGATGAAGCTCGAGGCAATGCTTTTTTAAATTGTCCTGGAACTCCAAACTTTAATCAAAGTGATTTTGATGATGATGATAAATTCGATAAATTAAATAAAAGACCAGTTTGTTTTGTTACAGGAATAGGAATGGTATGGTTTATAGGAGCTTTTTTTTTAGCTTCTATAATGTGGTTAGTTAGAAATTGGACAGGAGTTAAAAGAAGATGAAAAAATTAATGTTAATGATGTTTGTTATGGTTTTATTAGTTGGAACTATAAGTGCAGCAGAATGGGATAATAAATTAATTTATTCAAATAATGATTTAAAAGTTGAATTAAAGAATTGGTTTGGATTGGGGATTAATTATGGTAGTGCAGAATTAAAAAGCCATCCTTCTATAAATTATGTTAAGCAAGTTGGAGCAGGAAAACAAGTTGTTATGTGGTATGATTTTAATTTTACTGAAATTTACTTTAATGGACTTGGAGATATTGAACTTATAAATGTAAGAAAAGGAGAATTAGTTGAAAGAAATTGGAAATATGTTTATTTTAAAGAGGGAACTTGTAAAGATATTGAAACTGTAAATGGAACAATCAATAAATGTTCTAATGGAGAATGGTTAGACTATAATTTAAGAGATATTCCCAAAGGAAATCTAAGGATTGGAGTAGAAGTAGAAGTAAGATTAAAAGATCATCTTGATATTATATGGGCAATTGCAGGTAAAAAAATAGATAAACACGCACAGATTATACAAGTAGAAGCACATGGAGTATCATTTATTAGTTCGGGAAGTTCTTCAGATAGAATTGGGGCCAGAATAAAAATTGTTTCTCCAAATACGAGCTCAATTAATATAATAACAATAACAAAAGCTTCAACCGTTGCTGTATCAGAGGCGTATGTTTTAAATGATACTGATGGCTCAATTCTCGCTAATGCAAGTTTTTCTGGAGATAATGCAACATTTAATTTTGAATTATTTAATGATACTTTTTATTGGATAGTAGTTGATGATGGGGGAGCATCTTATACTTTTAGATTTGGGGCTTCTGGAGGAGAAATAGCAGGAACATTTATTGTTTGGGAGAGGGGAGGAAGTTTTCCAATACCAGCAGATCCAGCTAATTTATATAATGTTGAAAGTATTACTGTAAGTGTCTCTATTGCACCAGATATAACTTTAAATGTTCCTATAGATAATGCTAACTTTACAACTCAATCAATTACTTTTAACGGTAGTGTTGTTGATCCTGGAGGAATTTCCAATGTAAGTTTAATTCTTGATGGGGTTTTTAATACAACTAACTCTTCTGGAATAAATAATACAGATTACATTTTTACATTAAATATATCTAATGGTATTCATAACTGGACATTTGAAGCTTGTGATACTTCAAATAATTGTGGTAATGCAACAATTAGAACATTTACTATTGGGGATTTTATTTTAAACTCATTTACTTTTAATGCCTCTTCTTTTGAAACAGCAAATGAAGAATTTACAATAAATATAACTACAAATGGTACAACCCCAAGTAGTGCAAGTTTAATTTATGATGGAACAATAAATACAGGAGCAACTATAACAGGTTTAGGTGGAAATGATTTCAACATCACAAGAGCAATAACAATCCCAGTTAATAATGGTACAAAATCTTTCTTCTTCAATTTCACACTTGATGGATCGAACCAAACAACAATAAATGGTTCCCAATTGATAAATGCTACTAATTTTACTCTTTGTACTGCAGCTCCTTTAAACATTCCTTACTTAAACATATCATTCAGAAATGAAACATTAGCACAAGAAGATATTACTGCAACAATTGCTTCTACATTTGTATATTCACTAGGGACAATTACTAATGTAAATAAAACCTTATCTTTTTCAAATGCTACTGAAAATTTAAATTATACTTTTTGTTTAGATCCTGGTGATAGAGAATTAAATATAGATTTAGTTATGAGTTATAATAATGATATAAGTCAACAAAGAAGTTTTTTATTGACAACAGTATTATCAAATGTAACATTAAATCAAGTATTATTTTTGCTTCCAACATCTTTAGGGCTTTTTTCCCCTTTCAAAACAGTAACAATAAATGGAGATACTGTTATAGATGTTAAAGCAGTAATAACAAGACTAATTGGAGTAACTACAGTTACGATAACTTCAGGATTTACAGATGGTTCGGGATTTATTAGTTTTTTCTTAGATCCTGATGAAACATATACTGCAACATTCACCAAAGTACCTTTTGCAGAAAATGTATTTGGTTTTAATCCTACAGCAGACTTAAGAACAGTTGTTTTGGGAACAGGAGCAGAAGCAATTGCAAATGGAACAATTATAACCAGAGGAACAAGTTATGTAATAAGTCCATTGAATTCAACACTTCCAAATAATACTATTATTCCATTTACATTCAATGTTACAAGTAACTTAACAACAATAACTTTTATTAGCATGAATATAACAAATTCAAGCAATGTTGAATTATTATTTGTAAGTAATGCTGGTGTTGGAAATTTAACCGGAACTTTAGATACTGGAAATAATACAAGACTATTTGGAAAGTTCCTTATTCAAACTGCAGAAGAAACAATTAGTGTAACAAGAACTTGGATTATATTTACGACTTTTGCAGGAGATTACTCCATTTTTACACAATTTACTTTAGCTAAGGATAATGAATTAATTACAGAATTTATTAGGTTATTAATTGTTTTATCATTTATGGCAGGAGTATTGATATTCATGAATGTAGGAAAAGTAATAGAAACAAGTGAAAGCAATATTGCTGTTTTATTATTAATGACATGGGCATTTAGTATTGTTGGTTGGCTTGATACAGGTCTAGCGGTTTCTACAACAGATTCAGGAATAAATAGTTTGGGAGAATTTAGTAATCAATTTGGTATAGCAATATTATTAACTTTACCAGGTTTATTTTTCATATTCAGGAGGTTATTCATAAGAGTGCCAAGATAAAATGGGAAAACTAGTAACATTCATAACACTATTAATCTTTATGGACTTGATTTTCATAGCAACAGGTCAACTTTGTAGTTCTGGAGCTGGTTGTTCAATAGGATCAATATTATTAAATGCAATACTTGATATTGGTAATGTAACCGCTTCTACATTTTTCTCAAATTTAGTTGGGGATATAACAAGTTTATTTAATAGTGGAGTAGGATTCGCAGCATTAATAGCAGGAGCTACTGTTTTTCTTGGGGCTTCTCTTTTGATACCTTCAGAACAAAGACTATTTATTCCGGTTGCATTTGCATTTGCATTATTAACATCAGATTTTGTTTTTATAGCAGTTTATTTAATATCATTAAATGCAATACTTGGAACTTTTATAATGGCCCCAATTGTTTTAATATACATACTCACAGTCGTAGAATGGTTGAGAGGAAAAGATTAAAATGCCAGCATGTGAAATAATTGATTTTAAATGTTTGTTTGTAAATGAAATTGCAGGAAGTGTAACCTTAGCTGTTGTACTTTTCCTTATTTTATATTTTGTAGCTGCAAGTAGAATGAAAATTGGATTTGATACAACTGTTTATTTTCTATTTCCAATAATTATAATTGCCAGTGCTGCAGTTGGGGGATTTGCAGTAATATTTGCTTTTGCAACAGTATTCTCTGCAATTATGATTGGATGGATAATTAATAAAATTGTGGCAGCTTAAAATTAATTAAATTTATATACTCTTTATTACTAGTAAATCAAGAGGAGTTATAATTTATAATGGTAAACTCGTTAAAAGGAGATGGGAAAGCAATTTTCACAGTCTTTATTGGAGCAATTATCGCAGTAGTTTTTCTCGCAAGTATTGCAGATAGTGTTTTCACACAATCAAATACTTTCACTGTATCAAGTGAAAATAATACTGCTCCCGCAACAAATGCTTCAATCGCTTTAACAGGAAGAGAATTAATTGGAACACCTGTCACCCAAAACGCATCAAATGTTACTGGATTAACTCTTCAAGACTTAGGGGTATTTATTGATGAAAGAATTATTAATGGTATAAAAACAGTTGCATTAACTGTTAATCAAACTGGAAGTGCTTTCGTTGGAGAAACAATAAATGTAACTTACGAATTTGGCCCAGATGGTTATTTGGAAAGACAATCAGATAGAAGCATAGCTGGATTAATAGTTTTATTTGGAGCATTAGCTGGAGTAGTATTTGTTTTAGTGGTATTCATAAAAAATGGATCATTTGGAGATTTGATAAGTAGAGTTAGAGCAGGTAGGAGAAAGTAATGTTTGAAAATCTTCTTGGGAATCTAAAAGAAAAATTTCAAGAGAGTCAAGAAAGGAAAAGATTAGAGAAAGAAGAGATGAATCGAATGCAAAGAGAAGTTGATTTTCGTGAAAGACAAGTTTTTCAAGAAGAGTTCAAAAAAAATGCTTTAAAAATTGCAATCGGGAGAGCCAAAAAAGATGCTGCAAAGAAATCTGGAATGCAGAAACTTGTGGCTTTGAATAGAGTTAAAAGATTGCAAGAACCTGGGGCAAATAATCCATCCAACTTTTTTAACAAATTTTCAACTTATACTCAAAAAAACCTTGCACGAACGGAAGAAAATAAAAAAAGAACTGCCGGGATGAGGGAAGAAGCTGAAAAGATGAGGGGAGAAAAACCTATCACTCCAGGAATAAGAAAACCATTCCAACCATCAGGTTTCGGAAAGAGATAAGATGGTTAAAATAAGTGAAATAAGAAAAAAGTTTATTGAAAGAGCAATGAAAAAAACACCTGTGGGTTTAAAATTGACAAGATTAGGAAAGAAGTTTAAAGTAAAGAAACACAAATAAAATGGCACTAAAATCATATAGATTAAAGTTAAAGAAAGGAAAAAGAAAGAAAAGCAAATCAATAGGTAGATTATTAGTTGGAGGAGCAACAGCTCTTATTGGAGTTGCTTTATTATCAGAAACTGCAAAAGCAGTTAGTAGAGTTTAACATGGTACTTAAAAAAGTAAAAGTTGTAATGAAAGCCCCTCCAGGAAAAAAACCTACTAGGTTTAGGTTTGTTGGAGATATAAGATTGGGGTTTAGGAATAATAAGGTAGTTGAAATCACAAAATTCAAAAAGGTGAAGAAAAAATAATCACAAATCATACTTGAGGAGGCACACATCATGGTTGTAAGAAGAAAAGTCAGGAAAAAGGTAAGAAGAGTTGTTAGACGAGTTGTTAGAAGAAAAGTTCGTAGAGCAGTTAGAAAGAGAGTTAGAAGAAGATAATTACTAGCTTTACTTAAAAAATATTTAAATTTTATTAGTTTAATTTATATTCAGAGGAGGAAAAAATATGAACAAAAAGTTATTTATATATGCAATTGTGGGGATATTCGCAATTAGTTTTGTGTTTGCTGCTTGGGCATTTTCTTACAATAATACAATTCAAGCAAGTGTTTTCCCTACTGGAGGGGTTCTATTAATTGTTGAGGATATTTCAAATTTTAGTGTTAATGCAACTAATGGAAATGTAACTAATATACAAAATATTTCTCTATTTAATCGTAATGGACAAAAACCCACAATATTAAATTTGACTGTAAATAAAGTTTTAACAGAAGTATCCTGTCCGAATTTCATAAATGATTGTAATATTGAACTCAAGAACGCTACGAGTGTTATAAATGATGGAGATTCTATAAGTCTAATTTCGGGGTTCAATAATTTTACACTTGAAACTTCATGTATCCAATTTAGTTGTGGACAAAATATAAGTATAGAAGTTGATATAACATAAATTTATTTATATTCAATCCTGTTAAGTTTTTGAATCACCTCTTTTTCTTAACAGGGTTGTCCTAATTCTAATTGTAGGGAATTACTCAATCTTCTTTTCCCTTGTCTTTTTATAAGGAAATCTCTTGTTTTCTCGCTTCTTTGATTTTTTGGTTGATCTTTGTTCAGATTTGCTTGTTTTGGGCATATTAAGGGTGTGGCTAGGTTTTATCTCCAATAGGGTATATAATTAACATATTTAAATTTTCTATCTTTTGAAGTGGGATTTGCCCTTAAATAACATTCTTTACATAAGAACTTCTTTTTGAAGATTCCTATTGCTTTATTTGGGCAACCTTTTGTTTGACATCTTCTTCTTGAGATTTTTTGTATGTCTGTTAATCTAGGGTTCATTTTAGTTTTGTTTGCTCTAAAAAAGGTTTTAATCTTTTCTTGGCAATTTCAATATATTCCTGACTTAATTCAATTCCAATAAATTTCTTGTTTTGTTTTAATGCTACTATCCCTGTTGTTCCAGAACCAAAGAACATATCCAAAACACTTCCTCCTGTAAATCCTACATTACATCCACAATCAGTATAACCTGCTCTTCTATAATCTGCTGTAATATCGTGCCGTGTTCCTTCTGCCAATGCGTTTCCTATTTTAATAGCTTCTTTTCTTCTCTCTGAACTCCAACCCTTCCCTTGATTTCTCAATAATTTTTTATATTCTTCTGATGGTTCAAATATCACTTCTCTCGGTTTCTTGCACTCAACACAAACAAATTCAGGACATCCTGCTTTGATTGGAGTTTCACAAAGTTCTTCAGGATAAACTGCAAAGTGAGCTTCTTTGAATGGTTTTGGATTTATAGCCCATACTGTTCTTTTGTTTCTTCCTTGTTTTCCATACTTCACAGAACTTATTGAATATTTGCCTGTCAATATCTTCCCTTTCTTTGGATCTCGTGGAAATTTACTTCTTCTTCTTCTATATTACTATTAGAACTATTAGAACTATCATTATTCTCAATAGAATTACATATAGAAGATGAGTGAGAATTTTCATAGTTCCGATAGTTCCGATAGTTTTTCTTTGTCTTTATTATTAAATTCAATACAACAACACTAGAAATATCATCAATCTTACGATTTCCAACCATAAACCCTTCATTTCTTAATATCTTTCCAATTTGATTAGCTGTTAAAACTCTCAAATGTTTACTTTTAAGATATTTATTACATTCATTAGTAAAATTTCTTATTGGAGTATTAAATCCAATTTTTTCTTCACAGTAATCATCAACGAATTTCATTACAGGATTACTCCTTTCTTCATATCTTTTAATTCTTTCTTCAAAATTCCCTTCATTAGTAAATTTCTTTGTTTTGTATAATTCTTTTAGAATATTTAAACATTTTTTAGCCAAATTTTCAAATTCTTTTTCTGGGATTTTTTCAATTAGATCTTTGCTTATTTCTTCAAATTGGTTTGGGAAATCAACTATTAGCCATTTCCTATAAAACCCAACGCTCTTATCTGGAGTTGAAGGTAGCGAATTTGTTGCACAAATGCAAGTTGCAGTATTTTCATCTGTAAAAGGAGTTTTTCCTTTAAACTGAAAAGATATTAAATCTTCTCCACCTAATTTCTTTAATTGATTTGTATTTTTTAAATCCCCATAGCTAACTTCACCCATCACACATAATAATTTTCTATAAAGAACTGCTGCTTCAAATACGTTTTCAGATAATGTTTTTATTTCACTTGAAACACAATTATCTTTTCCAAGAAATTTGTAATTCAATTTAATGAAAGTTCCTTTTCCATTACTCCCCCCACCACATAAAGCAATAATCCTTTGCATAAATTTGTTCAAAGAAATGTTGTAAGCCATTATTTCATAAAGAGTTTGTTTGTATTTTTCTCCAACCCATTCTATAAGTAATTTATCTATTTCTGGTGTTTCATCTGATTTTCCAACATTGTAAGGGATAGGATTTGTTATAAAATACTCTGGAGTTGCTTCAAAACTTCCACCAGTTCTTATATCGTAAATCATATCTTTAAATTGAACCCAATGTTTTTCCATTTCTTTTGGGCATTTCTTCCTTCCTATCTGTTGAAATCCTGAAATCAGTTCACTTTTTGTTTTTGAATTAATCGTTTCAATTCCAAGAGATTCTTGAATGGAATTTAAAAAATCAACTTCATCACTCCTAACCCATTTTTTATCTTCTTTATCCCATAACCAAAACAATTTTGATTTGTCATAAAAAAAGGGTTGCTCTTTCCAGAAGCTTTCAATTTGTCCTCTACGAGAAAAGATTTGTTTGAGTTTTCTTTTTTTCTTCGGTTTTTCTTCTGGAGCTTCTTCAGTAAAAACTTCTCTTTTTTCAGGAATCCATACCATTTTCTTCTTCCCCCTTCTTTTTATTACATTTTGAACAATGAAATTCATTTGCTCCCTTTTTTTCAGTATCATAACTTTCCCAGCAGTTTTCACATTGTCTTATCATTCTCCAACCTCCAAGATAGTTGCAATAATACTTTTTTTTAATGAAACATTAGAATTATTTTTATCTATGATTGTTATGCTATCTTCATCTGCAGAAATACATTTACCAATATATGTGAATTCATTTGTTAAAATTATTTGCACTTTTTTATTTAAGTAGATAGTTAAGTCCATCTCTTTTTAAAATTGCAAAGAGTATTTAAATATTTATAACTACTTCAAAATAGTATTCTCATATTTCCATAATTCTATAATTTCCGATAGATTTATAAGGGATATAATCTATAAAAGTATAGAATTTAAAATGGAAAAAACAACGATGGAGATTTCACGGGGGTTAAGAAATAAGCTAACAGCTAAAAAAAATATCTTGAACCTGAAGAAATTGGAATTTGTAATCCAAAGAATGTATAATCTTATTTCAAAACATAAAATGTGGGATGAAATAAAGGAGGCACAGAAAAAATGAAAGATGAAAGCGAGAGAGTTTCAGAAATAGTTAAGTCAGTTATGAACGTGTTTGAAATTCACAATGCAAGAACAAGCGAGGTTTTTGTAGTTTTAAAGTTAATTGAAATAAATTTAGAGGAAAGATACAAGAAACATTTGATAGAGTTAGATAATAATATTTTCCCACCAACAAAAAAGAAAGAATGAAAAGAATACATAAATTCGCAACAGGAGATAAAGTTCCAAAGGGAGCAATTTATCTTAACACATTAAGACAAACAAAATCTTTGCATGGTGGTAGTGAATGGGGAGATTGTTGGTATGTTTGGCATTATTTTTTAGTGGAGGTTGAAGAATGAACAAAGAGAAAATAACAATAGAAATTGAAACAGACAACCCAGAATACGCAAAAGAAATTTGTAAGGTTATGAAGAAATTTGAAATTAAAATGGATGAGGTTGGATTTTAAAATGAAACTAAACTTTGATGATTTAACAATAGGCGAATTAAGAAAACTCCATGAACAATATCCTAAACTTGAATCACTTCTTAAGAAACAGGAACAGGATATTAAAATCCTAAAAACAAAATATCCAAACAAATCCATTGACAAGGATCAAACAGCAGAAGAAGTTGTTGAGGAATTAAATCAAACTCCAAACGGAGAAAATAAATTATAGGAGGAATATAAAAATGGGAACTTTAAAGGAAGAAGCAGAAGCATACGAAACACCAAAAACTAGGAACATTTCAGAGCTTGAGAGAATTCCAGTAAATTTACAAGTTGAAGAAAGAGAATTCACAAAAGAAGATGGAACAACTTTCACAGTTAAGGTAGTTGTTCTTAACGATGAAGATTATCGTGTGCCAGTATCTGTTTTGAAAAACTTGAAAGCAATGGTTGCAGAGAAACCAGAGTTAAAAGAATTCAAGGTTTCAAAAACAGGTGAAGGTTTGAAAACAGAATATACAGTTATTCCGTTAGATTAAAAATTTCATACTCACCAGTTCATTTGAACCTCTTTTCGATTTTGTTCTTGGTGGGGCTCTTGGGGTTGGAGCATAACTAATCCCTTGATAATAAAATGGAAAACGAAAAACAATTAGAAAACATAGCAAAAGAATTGATTTTGAAATCAAAGATGATGGAAAATATGCCAAGATTATCTGATAATGATGAGCACAATGAGATTTTGCAAAATATAAAGATAGATGAAGAATTAGAAATGTCTGATTACTTAAATAGATAAAATGAAAACAGAAACACAAATCGCAGAAGAAGAATTAAAGGGATGTGGGCAAGAAAGGGAATTTACAAATAGAATAAGTTATTATTGTGGGAAGTTGAATTCAGAGAGAAGAATAACTTATTGTGATGAGTGCGAGAAAGTTATATTTAAATTAAGAGCATCATGCCAGAGGTTTTTAGGATTTTTGGAAGATTGGTATGCTGTATTGCCCCCAAATGAAAAGTGTCCTGAATGTATTGAAATAATGCCAGAAATGGAAAAGAAAATCACCGACTTAAAAAACGCAATTAAAAAATATGTTGAGGCAGGGATATGATTGAACAATTATCTGTTACTGATAAATTGCTAGTAATTTTATGGGGATTAATATCTTTCTTATTTGGTTACTTTTTAGGGAGAAACAAAAATGAAAACAAAAAAACAACTTGAAAAAGAGATTCAGCAGTTAGAGTGGAAACATAATGTAATGATAGATTTACTTGACCAACAAGGGATATGTTATGAGAAAGGGGTTATGGAAAAAACAGGAAAACATACAGGATTGGCTTCATTTTGGAAAGCCCCAAAAGAATATCATAAAAGGATTGAAGAATATTTAGAAGTAAAGTTTGAACTCATAGGACTTAAAAAAACCCTCACCCAAACCAATGAGATAATTAAGTTGATTGAGGAAGAAGTTATGTTTAAGAATCCAAATGAAAATCTTTCAATGAGCACATTAGTTTTTAATCAGTTAGTTAGAGATTTACTTCTTAAAAAAATCAAGGGGGATGGGAAATGAGTGCAAATGCAGTACAAGATTATATTGAATCTCAAGAAAGAAGATTTAAATCAATTACACGATTAACATATGCAATATTATTTTTAATATTTGCAGTTGCTATTTCAATAATAAATTAAAATGAACAAGAAAATCCAATCGCAAGTTTTGAAAGAAGTTAAAGCAAGAGAGTATTTAGTTGAGTATAAAGATCATGGGAAGCCATTTCAAGTTTATGAGAAATTATTTACTAAACAAGATATAGACAGAACGGTTGAATTAATGGAAGAAGAAATGCAGAAGAATGAAGACAAATTATTGAAAGATGCTGGAAGAGTTGTAGGGAATTATATTGTAGAACTAAAAAAACAAAAAGCCGAATTCAGAAAGATGATTGAAGAATTACAAGTTGATATTGATAATGGTTTTCATCCTATTGAAAAGTATGTCAATGTTAAAGAACTCCTCGCCAAACTCGGCGATAATCAAAAATGATAATAGGAAAAAGAAATATAAAATCTATGACTAGTTTGGGTGTGTTTAGATCCTTCTTTTCACATCCAGTTGAAATTGAACTATCATTGCGACGGGGAAACTCGTTCAGAGAAGTAGAATAAAAATTTCTTTTTCCCACAAGTTAAAATGAAAGTAGCAATATATGTTAGAGTTTCAAGAACTGACCAAGTATTAGAGAATCAAATAAACCCCTTAGTTGAATATTGTAAAAGAATGGATTACCAATATAAAATATTTCAAGAAAAAGAATCTACAAGAAAAACAAGACCTGTTCAATGGGAATTATATAATAGATTATTGAGAAAAGAGTTTGATGGTTTGATTATTTATAAGTTTGATAGATGGGCAAGAAGTACAAAAGAACTTATTGAACACATGGAAAGATTAATTGAAAAGAAAGTTATGGTTTATTCTTATACTGAAAACTTTGATTTAAATACTGCTATTGGAAAAGCAATGCTCACAATTATTTCTGCATTCTCACAACTTGAAAGAGATATAATTAGGGAAAGAACTCTTGCAGGATTAGATAGGGCAAGAAAACAAGGGAAGAAGCTTGGAAGACCTAGATTAAAAAGGGGGTATGTTATTAAGGGAGAGAATAACACTTTAAATAAAAAATGAAACAAACGGGCGTTTAAAATGAAAACAATAACAAAAGTATTAGGATTAATAAGCATAATAACAATAGGAATAACAATGTCTTATTTCCTGGAACTATATAGGGATTTTACTCAATTAATATTAGTTTTAACGATATCAGGATTAATAATCAATATCGGATTCCTTTTCATATATGAATGGATGCAGAAGAAAGATGAAGAAGTTGAAGAATTAAACAAAGCAATAGATCTTACACGAGATTATGTTAAAGATTTAGAGCAGAGGTATTCTTAGATGATAAGTAAAGAATTAATCATTACTTTGTTAATTACAATCGCATATTTAATGTTAACTTTAAATTATGGGACAACTCCTTTTAGTTTTTGGTATTCTGGTTTGTTAGTTGGTTTTTCATTATGTTGGATATTATTAGAAATATGGGAGAATAAAAAATGATAGGTAAGTTATTCGCATTCATTGCAGGATTTTTCGCAGGAACTATCTTTGGAACAATTGTGGTTCAAATAATTTTGGGGTGGTTAAGGAGTATTTAAAATGAAATATATAGATTTTTATCTTTGGAGTGCTATTGTTATTTTAGTCGGATTAAATTTACTAGGGTTGGGGGTTGAATTTGAAAGAGAATGGCAGATTACATGGTTTTTACTATCTGTAATTGGATGGCAACTTTCACGCATGAATCAATCTTAAAAAATGCTACAATCAACAAAAATTAAAAAGGAGGTTACACAAATGAAACAAGTATTTGTTAGTTATCACTACACATCAAAAGATGGCAAGTATAATGGCTTTGGAAACTATATTGGAGAATTCAGACATGAGGATTACTTGAATAGTTTATCAGGATTTATTTTAGAATTAGAAGAAACTATTGCCCATCAACTAGAAGAAAAAACAGGAATGCCATGTGCAGTAAAGGTAATGTTTTTTAGGTGAAGATGAAGGATAAAATAGCACAAGATATTTCAGATACATTGGAACTTATGTATTATTATATAGTAATTGCTTCTGCATCATTATTTGCAATAGCAATTATTTTAGTATTAAAATAAAATGACTAAATACCAACAATGGAAACAGGCAATAAAAAGTCCACCACCTGAAAGGTTGGCTAAAGTAGAATATCAAAGTCATTTCTTTCAAATGATTGGAATAACAATAGTGTGTATTGTTTTAATTATAAAAGGATTTTGGTATATTATATTTGCATTTATCTTTGGATTGGGAATTTCATATAGTCAAGGAATGTCTGCTATGATAAAGTATAGAAACATAATGGCTTTACTTAAACCAGAACATTTCTCCGAGTATGATCATGATGTTTCACCAACAAGAAGAAGAGATAAAATAGTAACTCATGTCTTTGGAAAGAGTTCTAAATGGTTTGCATTAATCTTGGCCGTTATTATTTCATTTGTTGTATTGGGAAATGACTATTCTCGAGTTACTTTATCTCTACTTTATCCAATAGTAAGTATAATCTTTTATCTAATGATTTATTTTTTTCTTTTTTATTGGGTTGCTTATCCCTTATATAAAAGGAAAATTAAGGTAAAATGAACTTCACAAAAGCACTAATACCAAAAGATACTGAAGAAATAAAGCCTGACTTGTTTATTCAAAAAACTAGTAGAGGTTACAGGCAAGTATCTCCTGCTGCATGGGATGGTAAAATTATATGGAAGAACTTTTTATTTGGGCAAGGTTTTCTTAAATCTTTAATTTTCTTTGCTATTATTTTATTCTTAGCTTGGAGTTACTTTCACGATGTGAAAGTATATCAGGATTTTTATGAGGAGGTGATTTCAGATCCTGTACTATTCTGTTTGAATGTGTCTCTGGAATCTTATGAAAAATATGAAGATACCAATATTATACAAGGTGATTATGAAAGATTTGGGCAATAGATCTTTTGAAGGTAAACTTGAAGTCAAATATGTTAGACTTTCCCTAATTAGAAAATTTAGAGTAGGTAAAACTAATTTCTCGTCGGTGATTAGGGAGATGAGAGAGCTTGGTTTATTGGAATATGAAGATTGCAAAACAATCATCATTAAATGGAAGCCAAGAAAAAGGTGAGTGTTATTAATAGAGTGTTGTAATGGATGGGTGATAATAATTTTTTAATTACTATAATAAATATATATAAGATTTTAGATTTTGTATTCTTTTCGGACTTTTTGGATGATTTTGGCTATATATGATTCACTTAAGTCGTATCCACGAGATTTATAGTAGTTTGATAGTTCTTTATTAGTCATTCCAGATACTTTTTTCCACTCATAGATTGCTATATTTCTAAATCCAGTCATTCTTGTTAGTTCAGGAGTTTCCTGAACTTCTTTTTCCTTGAAAGAATCTGTTTTTTTCTTTTGATATCCTTCTTTTGAGATTGATGATGGTAGTTTTCCATAGAATCTATATTTTTTCCATATTTTTGGCTTGGCATAACTCATATATTTTTGTCCTAGAATATATAATTTATGTTTATTCTGATAATTATAAACTTTGTAGTATCTATTCTTGAAATCTTTCCTGGATATTGCTGTATTAAATAAACTATGACTTCTAAATAAAGTAATATATCTATCCAAAATAAATATAGACGGTAAAACAATAAATAAAAAGAGATTTCTTTGTCTACATTCAATTAAAATCTTAATTAACTTTTTGTTTTCTTTACTTAAAGCCCCTTTTGAACTTAATCCAGTAAAAGCCTCATCAAAAACTATTGCTTTTAGTTTATTTACTCTCTTAATTCTTTTTCCAAATGAATCAGAATCAAAACAAACATCATCTAAACAAAAAGTGTTATCTAAATATGCTGCAAGTTGCATTGCCAACCAACTTTTTCCACTTCCTTCTCTTCCTGTAATAATAAATATTCTATCTTGATCTGCTTCCATAACAATTTTTTTAGAATTATCTAATTGTTGTTTGATTTCAGAAGGAATATAATAATTAATCAAAGTGGTCATCGTCTGCATCCATATACATTGCTCCTTTTCCAACAGAATCTTGTAAAGACTTTAGGAATTGATGTCTTTCATCTAATGCAATGTACATTGAAGAAAGTGTTTTACATTCGGAGATAGATTTTTTTAATTTATTATTTTCTTTTATGAATTCTTTACTTTCCACATCTTCTTTTCTTTTAACATCAGAATATAATTCTCTCCAAACGGAATCAAGAATAAATTTCCACTTAATTAATAAACCTCTATTAGCATATAACTCGGCTTTTAACCATAATTCATGAAGCCGCATAATCTGCATTCCAGCTTCATTATAACGACTTACTTGTTTTACTTCTTCTTGCATTTCAACTCCTTTATTTTAGCAATATCTTTAACTATTTAAATTTAATTAATTTAATTAAATTTATATACTAATCATTATTTAAGAGATGGAGGAGGAAATTATTAATGGCATTAGGAAGATTACTTGAAGGATTTATCACTATACTTATTGGTGTAAATTTAATCCCATCCGTAGCAGATCAAATTTCATTAGCTACATCTGGAAATGTTACTGGTAGTTCAGCAACAATCCTTAATCTTGTTACATTATTCTTTGCATTGGGAATTATGGTAGCAGGAGTAAATATAGCAGTTGGAGGTCTACAGGATGTTGGACTTATTTGATAATATTGGTTATTATTTAATTAGAGGAGTTTTAGTTAGATGAAATTCTCACAAAATGAGAAACGAAGAAAAAAATCTCCTCTTACATTTATTTTTTTGTTTTTATTAGTTCTTACTCCATTCGCTTTATCTCAAGTTGTTCAAACTCAAGTTATAGATTTAAGTGAGAAAGCTAGAGATTATTTTATTGAAGCAACAAAAGGAAATATTGTTGGCCAAGAAACAGGAAGTATTTTTGCCCAAAATGATGTTGTTGGAACTGCTGAAGAGGATATACAAAGTCAAGGAGGAACTTTAATATTTTTACAAACAGCAGAATTCATATCAATTATTTCTTCAGATACTGTTAATGATATTTTGGGTGGAGCAAATGCAAATTCTGTTTTAATTCAAGGTTTAGATGAAAATTTTAGTGAAATTTCAGAGATAGTTAATTTATCTGCTACTTCAACAAATACTACTCAAGAATATATTAGGATAAATAAGTTATTGGTTAAAGATGTTGGAACTTATAGTGTGAGTAATGCAGGAATAATAACTGCAACTGCTTCTTTAAGTTTAACAACCCAAGTAGAAATTCCTATTGGAGAAGGAATTAGCAAATCTTCGCATTATACTGTTCCAGCAGGAAAAAGGTTCATAGGAACAAGGATATTTGTTTCTGTTGATACAGGAAAAGAAGTTGATGTTGCATTAAAAATTAGAGAAAATGCGGATGATGTTGTTTCTCCTTTTTCTCCAGTTATTGTTCCAAGATTTGTTAAAGGAATAAGTTTACCAATTAATGCAGAACAAAAATCAGGACTTATTTTAAATGAAAAATCTGACATTTGGGCTACTGGTGTAACTTCTGTTGGAACATCTGAAATAGAAGTAAATTTAGATTTTGTACAATATGCAATTGGAACATGAATAATAAAAAAATATTAATGGGAATGTTTGTAAGTATTCTTTTGGTATCACTTATTTCTGGATTAACTTTCCAACAAAATGAACAGGTAGATATAAAGATAGTTTGTATTAATGCTGGTTTTTGTTCTTCTACTACTGATTGTAATGCCTCTGTATTTGCACCAAACCAAGAAACTTTGCTTTCAGGAGTTAGGGGAACACCAACAGCAAATTTAGCTGAATATAATTTTACTTTAAACTCAAGTCAAACTTCTCAATTAGGAGAGTATAGTGTTGGAGGTTTTTGTTTAGATGGAAGTGTAACAAATATAATAGACTTTAATTTTGATGTTACCGCCGATGGAAAACCTTTTGAAGCATTTCCAAATCAATTTGCTGTTATTCTTTTGGGATTCCTTTTAATTATATTTGGATTATTAAATGAAAGATATACCCTATTAAAA